TCAAGAGCAATTCAAGCATATCATTTGTCACCACGTTTTACATGACGATAAGTTCCAATCCACGGATAGATTAACCATTCTTCAGGAGCACCCGAATGTACCATAATCCGCTATTTGCAATCGATTTCTACAAGGTTGATCACCGCAGACAATACCCTGAAGGTACGACTGAAATCTACTCTAATTTCACACCAAGATATGTCAAAAAGAATCACAGTTTATTGGCTGATTTTGACGATCAAGTAGTCGTCTTCGGCATTCAATCATTCGTTAAAGATTACCTAATCGAGCAGTGGAAATGGTTGTTCTTCGACCGACCTAGGAACCTTGTAATCGATGAATATAGAGACTTAATTCAGACAGCTTTAGGCATTGAGAATTTTGATTGCTCACACCTTGAAGCTCTTCATGACCTAGGGTATTTACCTATTCGAATTAAGGCAATCAATGAGGGTTTCCGTGTACCAATTGGCGTTCCAATCTTAACCGTAGTCAACACGCACCCTGATTTCTATTGGCTTACTAATTACCTTGAAACGATTATCTCAGCTAGCCTTTGGAAAGCGGTTACATCTGCGACCATTGCGTTCGAGTACAAGCGATTATTGACTCGATACGCCAAGCTAACTGGTGCTGATGAAGCGTTCGTAGATTATCAGGCGCATGATTTTAGCTTCCGTGGTATGTCAGGATGGAATGACGCAACCTTATCGGGAGCAGCTCACCTGACGAGCTTCAAAGGTACGGACTGTGTTAGCGCAATTGACTTATTAAATCACCACTATGATGCAAGTGCTACCGCCAGTATTGTCGGAACCAGCGTCCCAGCGACCGAGCATAGTGTCATGTGTTGCGGAGGTTCGGAGGGTGAGTTCGATACGATTAAGCGGTTAATCACTGAGATTTACCCTGAAGGTATTGTATCAATTGTGTGCGATTCGTATGACTTATGGAGAACTTTAAATGTCTATCTTCCAAGCCTGTATAAGGAGATCACGAATCGAGAGGGCAAAGTTGTGGTTCGGCCTGATTCTGGCAATCCTGTTGATATCATATGTGGTGATATGTGCGCGGTGCGTGACACTCCAGCCCATAAAGGAGCCTTGCAATTGCTCTGGGACACATTCGGTGGACGGGTTAACTCAGCTGGCTACAAAGAGCTGAACCCGAAGATAGGATTGATTTACGGTGATGCTATTACGGTTGACCGAGCGTCTCTTATCCTGCAAATCATGGAAGAGAAAGGCTTTGCTTCAAGCAATATTGTGTTCGGTGTGGGCAGCTACACGTATCAATACGTGACCCGTGATACATTTGGCTTTGCAATGAAAGCGACCAGTGCGGTAATTAATGGCAAGCGTCATGCTATTTACAAAGACCCTATAACAGGTGACGGAAATAAGAAATCTGCTCGTGGCTTGCTTCACGTAGGCATGGACAATGAGACTGGTAAATTTTACCTCAATGACGATACTACGGAATCAGGTGAGTATGAAGGACACTTGGAAACTGTATTTGAAGATGGGAAATTGCTTAATTCGACTAATTTAAGTGAAATAAGACATAACTTATCCATTGAATTAGAACACTTTTCAGAGTAAATTAACACCTTCATCGTTGGGAAGCCCTAGCAAGACTTCCCGCGACAGGCAATTGATGCCACAGGCAAGATTAGATAAGCTGTGAACTTATGTAATCTCTGCGTAACTGAACTTGAACAAGAAGAACAGCCACATGACCGCGATTTTACAGCACCGATCCACAGAATCAACCCTTTCTTCTTATATTTTTTATGTCATAGTGGTAAACACGCTACAGCTATATGCTTTAAATGGACTTTTATCGCACAATTTGTATCAACATGGAGTGTTATCAATGAATATCTTAGACTTATTACGCGCACGAATCTTACGAGACTCACCTGAAATTGACCCCGAAGAATTAGAGGCGCGGGTTAATTATGCCCATGAATTAATTAAACACATACGAGGATAATATGATAGATGTAGAACCAATCACAGTATTTCTTATTCAAGACCCTATAGCTTTAGCGGTTCATGTATATCACATGTCCAAATGGACTGAATCAGGTCGTGAGAATATGCCTTGGGATGAGCGTATAGCACTTATTGCTGAGCATTTTAATCTAACTGAATTAGAAATGAAGAAGGCTTTAGATTATTTGGATAAATGTGGAATAGGTTAAATTTGGGCTTCCTGCCCAACAACTGGAAACGCAATGATTCGCCTGGCAGCCATGATTTGCGTTGTGTACATCCCTTCATGATTACGAGGATAGTATAGCATGATTACGAACTTTAACGAACAAATTTTGCGCTTAACTTCAGATGCAAATTTAGCCGTTTTCATTGAAAACATAGCATCATGGATTAGATTCAACGCCAGCAAAGCAGTACCCGCCCAACGCAATTATCATGATGGTCGCTATTGGACATATAGTTCTTACCCTGAATTAGTCAAATACTTTGGAAACTTATGGTCAGTACAGACTATTCGTACCATGGTCAATAAGTGTGTCAAGCATGGCTTGCTCGTCACTGGTAATTTCAATAAGAAAAAATACGACAACACTAATTGGTACACGTTGAGTGATTTAGCACTCCAACATTACCCCGTATTACTTGGTATGATTTTAGACACCCCTGTTGAATCTAACAGACCCCCTGTTGAAATCAACAGACCTATACCATCACTTCCTTACCAGAGTAGTATAAATACTACTAATAGCGAATCTAACGATTCACCAGCAGCAGCACCTTTAGTTAAGAAGCCAAAGAGCAGTATCGATTTCAGGGAACTGATCGACATATACGAGAAGTGGTTTCCAGATAATCCTCAGCCACACAAGAAAGGCCTGTCAACCTTGCTTGAGAAGACTATTAGAACTCTTGTGAAGAAATGGCCAGAGGCTCACCCTCATGGACTGCCATTTACTACTGAACAATTTGATAAATACTTGGAGAGGCTTAGCTACGATGCGCCTAAGTTCTCCAAAGGCGAATATATAACCGCTCACGGTAACAAGAAGAAGAATAACATGGTGACTTTCTGTCGCTGGGACACATTCATTCAATTCCTAGAAGGTAAGTACTCATGAGCCAGCCTAAATACTCACTAGAGACAGAGCAAGAAGTACTCGAAACGATTATGCACTTTTCTGACCCCAACAATGTTCGCGTACAGAAAGCCATGTTACAGCTAACTACGGATTGCTTTTATAACTCTGACCATCGTGAAATCTTTCGGATGATTAAGCAGTGTTTTAATAAGCAAGAAGCGTTTCACTTCGTTGATATCCTTGTGATGATTCCCAAAGACAGCTCACACCATAACGAATTACACCAGACTATGACTTGGCTTATCGACAATTACGGTAAGTGCCATGCTGGAGAGTCGAACTTCGAGCACTATGTTACTCGCCTGATAACCCTGGCTAAGTTGCGTAAGCAGTTAATTCTTGCTGAACAGATGGTAAAAGAGGTTCGGGATTGTCCTTCACCTGAAGAATCTCAGGAAATTCTTGCCACAGCATTGACTGAAATCTCTGGGTTAACCTACCTTGAGTCCAAGCATGGCATAAGCAATATGGAAATTGCCGAAGAGTATTTTGACGGGAAAATGGTTGATGAAGTTAAAATCCCGACCACATGCGATCAGCTTAATGACCTACTTCAAGGCGGTATTATGCCAAGGAGTTTAATCATTATCGCAGCTGGAGCGAGTGTGGGTAAGACTGGTTTCTCTATCTACCTCACAGATGTTATTGCTCGTGCTCAACCTGATACCCAGACATTATTTTTCTCAATTGAAATGTTATATAGGCATATTTGGATGAGACACGTTGGAATATGTGGAGGAAAACCATTTGACCAACTCACTGAAGATGAGCGACTTCAGGCGGTGACTAAACTAGCTGCTGTTCCAATGCGCATTTATGATACTGCAATGTGCCGTTCGGTTTCTGACATAGACTTCATCCTAACTACCGCGCGATTGAAGGCAATGGAGAAACCTATATCCGTCATCGTGGTGGATTACCTTAGTTTGGTTGAAACTAAACTGCATTTCGAACGCAATGACCTGAAGCAATCGTACATCACAGGTAAACTGGCACAACTCGCGATTGAGCTAAATTGTACCGTGATTGCGTTATCTCAGATTAACCGAGGTGCTGCGAACCGTGGGGTTGAAGACCGTTGCCCATGGCCTCATGATGCTGCTGATTCATCTGGTGGACACCGTTCGGCTTCACTATGGTTTGGTGTTGACCGTCCCGAACTCTATCAGGATGACCCATGTTATCGGAATCAATTCGTAGTCAAGTGCCGTAAGAATCGATTTGGCGATACATTCGAAACTATTTTTGCTTTTAATGGTGGTTCTTTCGCTGAAGTTACCCCTGGATGGTTCCGAACTCCCTTACCTCCAACTAGAAATGCCGAAAAAGCCATTTTTTCAGCCCATAGGCAAGACTTCTACGGAGACCAATAGGTTTGCTAGGGTAAAAATTTCAAGACCCCTAGAACGCGCGTATGGCGGTTTTAGGGGTGTATGCTATAACTTGACGGACATTAAAGGCATTTGCCCTACATCTAGCTTAGTAGACATTGGCAAACTTTGGGTATTATCAGGGTAATTTTCCGCAGAATACCCTATTTTCTTACGTTCTTTTGGGGTATCGCGATAAGTCTTCAATGCAGGATTACCATGGGAAATAATGCTAGATTGAAATTGTCGTAACTCAATCAACCTACGGCAATAATAATACCCATGCTGATGCTGTACGCAGAATATACACGGTACGCTTATCTTGTCGTTATTGTGTCCATTCCTGACTAGGTACGCTATTTCTTCATCAACTTGCTTTCGCAATAGGGATAAATAAAGCTTCTGGAAATCATTCATGGTTAACCATCCTGTCAATAAAGTCGCTGAATCGTTCCTTTATCTCGGTTAAATCCTGCTTAGCGTCCGGCTTTCCGTCTGCTACTGACTCCTGAAACACTTGATCGCATATCTGCAATAGGTTGCTAGATAATGTTGCAACTATGCCACCGATTGCCCAATTTAATTCTGGATTATTTGCCCCTACGTCCTGCAAGTCCTTTTTAAGATTCTGCAATGTGGCTATTGAATACTCGCAAGCCCCGATAATGGTACGCTTTTGACTGCTCATTGTATTTTCACTCCCTTAGTTAATCGATCCTTGTACGCCTCTAAGTCTACGATACAACGCCTTAATTCTTCGACTTGAGACTCTATAATTTCTTCAGGCGTTAACCATCCGCGCGATTGACCCTTACGGCTAATGTTTAGCCTTAGATTCATGACAAATTGTGTCATAGTAGCTATTACGCTACCGCTTAAATCATCTTGGTGCTTTTCAGCGTCCTTTATAAATTCAATAATCTTTGCTCGATTATCTTGGTCAAAATCCATTTGTGATTTATGCGTCATTTTATGCCCTTAAATAGTTTCCCTACGCTGACATTTAACCCTCTAGCAATCTTGATTAAGTTGATAGTCGCTAGATTCCTTTCGCCTCTTTCTACGCACCCCATATAACCGCGATCCAGACCTATATGACGTGCGAACGCCTCTTGTGAATAGCCTAGATAATGGCGCAACATGCGTATATTGCTGCCCAATGCTTCGAGCAGCTCTTTATCTTCAATCTTCAATAAATGTACGTCCATAGGGTTGAGTAATTTCTGCTTTGCACTTCAAGCAAGCAATTTTTGACCATTCCATATGGTACACCGTCATTATTTCGTGGCAGTGTGGGCAAGTAATATTTACCTCTTTTTGCCCTTTCTCGTACCACTCAATGACTAGCTGTTCAAGCTTGTACATTAATTGCTCTGGATCGTCACCATAGGCTGACATACAGTGCGCAATCTGGTGTCTAATTTTCTTTAAAATCTCTATTTCATCTTTCATGCTGTTACATCCTTGACCAATAGTTCAAACGCGAGGCAAACATTATCCAGAAATTCCTCACACTGCGCTATTGTCCAATTGTAAGCAGCTTGATAGCGGTTTATTGTATCGTCTCTTTCCTTAGTCGCACACCATGCCAGATCCTCTATTTCGCGATCCGAGGTTTTGAATAACATGTTTTGAATAGCTGTATCTACGTTCATAGGATTGTCCCCTAGTTGAGTTAATGTTTAACCGCCAAAGTATTTAATTACTGACGGTAGTATCAAATTTGTAGCCACAAGCCCGATTAAGAAATTAAGCTTGTGCTCTAACAATTTGAATTTCCAGTCATGAAGCCTCAATTTAACTTCATGCTCTATATACTGCTCGTTCGATTTATTCATGGTGTCCCCTTATTTATAAAGCATTTCGTATAGTGTACGCCCACATTGTACCCAATACTTTTCTAGGAATCTTTGCGCCTCTGTGGTCATGTCGTTTCGTTCCCTGATATGGTCAGTCTTAAGCTTGCGTTTAATTGTGGTTTCGTACCATTCAATTATAGCGTGATTCTCGTATGGTACATGGACAGCCCAGGGCAAGCCCTGAAGCCATTTAGTTAATAATTCCATACTGGGCTTAATGCCGTTGTATATCATTTCGCTTTCGAATGTTTCCTTTACCTTAACAAGGCGTTGAATTGTAGTACCGTGAATATCTTCATCTATTCCGGCAATTAGAAGCTCTTTAAATTTCTTCATTGTTTAAAATCTCTATGTAATATTCGCTAGCGTCACCATGACCCCGAAAGTTATAATCCCATTTAATCACTCTATAATTTGCGTCCTTGTGATTAATGCCGAATAAATCATCTGTAGGCTTAGGGCAAAGCGTTTTAACTATCCGCCTGAATATGTGGGCTGATATCTTGTAAGCTTTGCGGTTAAAGAACTGTACAGGCTCACCCCTAGGGTAAACGGTACACATCTTGCCGGATGTTGCATTGCTTAATACTATTTTCATGCTATAGCCTTGTAATAATCTGGTTTAAATACGTATCGCTGACCGTTCCACATTAAGCGGTCTATGCCTTCTCGGTATTCCTCAATATAATAATCTTGTATTTCGAGTTCTTCATAATCTTCACCGTAAATTGTGCTTAACTTGTCTTCGAGAAATTGCCATCCATCCTCAAATGTTGGCAATTCCACATCTTGCGATTCAAAGCACACGTTATACATCCAGTCGATTACTATAAATTTCATATCAGCCCCTTATCAGCTTAACGTGTTCAAATCCAGCGTGTTTGCCTAGGGCAATCAAAGCATCTTCAACAACGGTCATACCACGGCCACTTATACCCTGATCGGTTTTAATACCGGCTTTGTGTAGTGCGTCCTCAAATGCTGCTGATGATTTACAGTAACCGCCACCGCCAGCATGACCCGATCCACTGCAACCATCTGCAACCACATGACCAGTCACCCAGATTGTGCAATATACTACGCTAGCACTGCTTGACCTTCCCATGTACCAGCGAATTGTGGCAAGCTCTTTGAATTGGTTATTATCGAATGCTATTAGTGTCCATCTGGTTACAGTTTCCTTTCTATCCATGTTACGGCCATTGTGTGCTAGAGTTCCTATAGTGATGTTCATTTTGATTGTCCCCTTGGTTAATATGCAGCCATTGTATTCAACCTAGGTTTAACTGTCAATAGGTATTTAGCACTTATACGACATTATTTTTAAAATATTAGTACTATGCTACACTTAGATTAATAATTAACCTCAAGGATGATATTGTTATGACTGATTTAATACGCTGCCCCGCTTGCCGTGGTGCTAAGAAAGTGCCAAAGCTCGGCGGTATGATAGGCGAATGTAATACATGTATTGGTAAGGGACAGATTAAAGCGATTGATAAGCCCGTCAAGGTTGAGGCTACAATTGAAGATGTTGTTTCAAAGGAATTGATTAATGCTGTCGCTGATTGTGTGCCAGCCACTAGCGTTCCTGATAAGTTTACCGTTGAAGTGTTACAACCTGTTACACCGGATGTTAAGATTGACGGTAAGAAAGCACTATACAAGCGCAAGAAAGCTTAACGCGCAATAGATAAGGATATCTATCATGGCACTATACGATAATACCCATGTACCCACGCCAGAATTAAGGCAAAGGATTAATGATCTTGCTGTTGCTGGTATTCCTGTTTACTTGATCGCTAAGATTGTCAAGCTTGATGATGAAACGGTGACTAAGCATTACGAGTATGAATTGTCATGTGCTCAAGCTGATATGGTTAATCGCATTTCTAAGGTTGTAGCAATTCAGGCTGAAGCTGGAGACCCTAAAGCACAAGCATTGTACTTGAAGACTCAAGGCGCAAAATTTGGCTGGGTTGAGAAGCAGATTGTCGAGACTAAGAGCGCAGATGATACTAAGGAACTCAAGGAGAAGATTAAAGAACTTGAGGCTAAGCATGAGAGAGACTATTAACGCCTCTCTCTATCATGAAGGTATATAATAATGAGTAGTCGAAAGTCTAGGCTAAGAGCTTGTATATACTGGCTCGGCTTAAACTCATTGCCTTTGCTATTTGGGATATGTTCATACCTTGCTTACTATAGTTTATTGCTTCATCCCGCCTAGTCATATCAAGCGGTTGCTTACCGAATGGCTTGCCTGTCTTAGTACCATTTGCTTTAGCGTGTGCTATTCCTTCCGCTTGTCGCTCTAACATAATGTTGCGTTCGAACTCAGCGAATGCGCCTAGTACTTGCAATAGTACTTTATTGAATGGGTTGGAGTTATCACGGGAGTATGTTTGACATTCTTTAATGAATTGAACTGTTACGCCTTTGTCTACTAACTCAGCGATAATGGCTTGTAAGTCGCTAAGGCTACGCGCTAGGCGATCAATACTATATATATATACTGTGTCCCCTTCCCGTGCGTAAGCAATGCAAGCGTGCAATTCTGGCCTGTCCTTGCTCTTACCGCTGGCTTTCTCGGTGAATACCTTATCAAGCTTGAGCGACTCCATACCGTCAGACTGTCGGCCTGTTGATTGCTCGCGTGTTGATACTCGAACGTAACCTATTAACTGGTTAGTCATGTTATTGTCCCCTTAGTGTAGTAAAAGGCTTGGAGTATAGGACGTATGTTAATTGAAGTCAACTATCATCATTACGACACAGGATAAAGGGATAGTAATTGATGGTGTCGCTGTGACATGGTTATGCAACACAAAGAATTAAATAAAATAATAGTTGACTGATTCAATCTAGGTTGATACTATAGCCCTATCAAGTCCATTGCTAGCGGATGACCCCATAGCCCTTGCGTTCACTGCGCTGCCATGGGTAGTGGTAGGCACCATGCTTGAGCTTCGAAGGGGGGTATGCCCCGCAGCAGAGCCACCCCGTTGACGTGACGGAGGCTCCACTTCTCTAAGTTGTAAACCTATTTCCCCATACCTGTATAAAATTATTCCAATACCATTACGAGCAATACCTCCATATGGTATGCCTATATTTCCACCAATATTTTATCCGAAAACGTATTTAGCTTAATAATATTTTTATTAACCAATGTGTATATATTTTCCCAACCATATTCCTGGAGTCACGAAAATGGTCTACCATATGCCCCATATAATTTCTGGAAAATTTTAGATGAC